CCTCCCCATCCTGGTAGTAAGGCTAAATAGCCCAGGGATTTTGATCGTTAGATCGACCTAACAGTAATTTTCACCAAGAACTTTTATTTACTGGTAGGACAAGGTATGTTCACCTTGTAACGCGCTGTCGTATGTGTTTTCCTCAATAACTTCTGGGAAATTTTCATACCACAGCTTTAAAATTTTTGGAGCGTGAGCATTAAACACATCAGCTCCATGATATGCTAACTCTTTCATAACAGCTTTCACACGAAGTCGAAATTCCTCCGTGTTCCAGCCTTGTCGCACATGGTTCAAAGTTTCTTTAATAACATCTAGCTCAAGTGGCGGATAGACATGCACGCCCGCCTTGCGAAATCCTCTTTTCAAAAAGGATACCTGATCCAAATCTCTCAAAATATAAACTTTACCATCTTTCTTCTCATTAGTATAATCGTAATCGAAAATGGCCTTCATACCTTCAGCAAATTTATCCTGTGTTAGATTACTAAACGCGTTGGGATTTATAGCAATGATATGGTCATCCCCGAATGTAGTTAAATTCACGTTGTTGTAAATTGTTTGAATATCAAGATCCTGTTCAAGGTATCTTATAACTATCAACAACATGAAAATGTTTGCAATTGAATTGAAGACTGCTGTCATAGGTTGTCCTGATGGATTACCACCTAAAAACTCATAAACAACACCATTCCTAATGTGTAATGAATTGACAATCTCTAAAAACAAAATCCTTCTGATATCTCGTTCCTCAACGGTGGAGTTGTAATAATACGCTTCAATAATATCCAACACAGCATAAGAAATGGCAATTGGAATCTTGGAATCATAAGCGGAATAATCTCCCGCAATAACCTTAGTATCTTGCCACTTATTTAGAAAATCGTACAACGATTTCCACTCCGTGTTAGGATCAATACCAACAGCTACACCATTAAAAATTTTGTTTTGGCAAACGTGCCTGATGAAATCGCCAAAGTACATCTTGTAGACAATCAACAATATCATGTCACATGCCATGAATTGACGAGTTTTACCCATCTCGACCTTTTCAATTGGCCTCTTCTCGTCTTTGAGATAATCGACAAACACATGTTGCGTTCGAATGCCATTCTTTGCTTTCGTGATGCAGTTATCCACCATCTCCCTAAGCTCTAAACATTCTTTTGTATCAAATTGTATTTTTCCATCTGTACCTAGCCAATACTGCTTTCCCTTCATCTTTGAGTCCAAATTAAAGGGATAACCGGGACTAGTGGATCTGGATACAGCATCCACATATTGGACACCATCAATACCGGCTACTGCCTCCTCAAATTGAAAAACCCGTGGTTTCCAAGGCTCAGGCAAATGTCTTGTTAAAATCATTTGTTTAACAACAGGTTTCATCTCAGCAACAACATCTGCAGGAATGTATACCTCTTTGTGGATATACTTTTCTGCTGCCTTTTCAGCTGGATCTATCTTAACACCTTCATTGTTTACAAATGTCTTCAACATGGCTGGAGCCATAGTGACTGGCCACAACTTGCCGTAAAACGGACTAGGTTGTAGTTTGGATTTATTGGGCATGCGTGGTTGTCTAGATTTGCTCAACGCATTGAAGCCAGTCATTTCAACATTAAAATCGCACTCAATTTCTTCTTCAAGCAATGGACAATCCTCTTCCAAAGCTTCAAAAGCTTCGATAATATCTTCTCTGTGAATCGATACTCCTAAACAAGCTTTGGATAAGAAAACACTATTGCCTGATCCTGCAACATGAAAACCAAGAATACTCGGTCTACCAAACCTAGGATCACAAGAAATTAAAGGTGTTCCGCAATCACCAACACTAGTCGGTGCACTATAAGTGAGCTGTCGCGAGCAATAAGTCCTAACTTCATCGACATAGTCGATTGACTCTCCAATCTTAACTACAGTGTTCATAGTTTGAAGCAACTCATTGCGCAATACTGGCATAATACACTCATAATTGTACCCATCAATAAACTTGTTTTTAAGAGGAAAGCATTCAACAATATTTGCA